CGTTTACACCTATCCAATACCGGAAAGCAAAAACTACCTGGAGCGGGTGCGGGATGTTTTTTGCTTCTGCTGCTTCACATCTTTACGCTACTCCGACGTCGCAAATTTGAAGCGAAGCGCAGTAAAGGAAAACAGGATCGAGGTTACAACGATAAAAACCGTAGATAGCCTGACCATTGAACTAAACGATAATGCTAAGGCGATACTCAAAAAATATGAATGCGAGACTTTCCCTCACGATAGAGCCCTACCGGTAGTTTCAAATCAGCGTATGAATGAATACGTTAAAGAGCTCGGTGAGCTTTGCGGGATTGATGAACCAATAACAAAAGTATATTTGAAGGGAAACAAAAGAATAGAGGAAGTCTTTCCAAAATACGCACTATTAAGCACACACACAGCCAGGAGAACCTTCATCAGTAACGCTATCATGATGGGAATACCTCCACAGGTAGTAATGGGCTTCACCGGACACAGCGACTATAAAGCCATGAAGCCATACGTTGACATCGCAGACAGATCGAAAACAGAAGCAATGGAGATATTTAATAAAAAAACAGCCATCACTATGAAAGAAGAATTCAGCTCCAAAATGCACTCGGAACTCCAGGTTAGCCCAGAAATAGAAAAGATCCACCGCTGCATCACCCTGTGGTGCTACGCCGGAATAACATCGGAGCACGATCCACGCTTTTCTGAACTTTGCAAAATGTATGACCTGGAGCCGGAATTCGCGATATCAAAGAAAGAACAATGCCAGGCCTTGGACAGCAACACCGAAACAAAATAAACACCGCTGATATGAACCGAATAATGAAAAACGTTTATACAAAAAAACGCGAGCTTGATAACACAGCAGTAAACATAACGCAGGAGGAAGCAGCCGCCTTAATAGCGAACATGGAGAACGAAGAACAGGAGATGGAAGAAGCCCATAATAAAGTTTTAACCATGTACGCAGCTGACCTGGACAATTACGACGAACAGATTGTTAAAGAAGCCAAGACAAAGCAAAAAGCCGCCGAGATAAAGGAACTTATAATCAGTAGGCGCAACGCCCTCCACGAATCGAGAGAGTATAGCGACGAACTACACTTGAAAAGATACAACCACGAAATCGAGAGAGCCGGATTTTTGATTGAGAAGATAGACACCAGAGCTGAATATTTACCGGAAGAACCGGAGACTGTACTTACACCACTCACCAGGTTGATGACAAGACAGCAACAAGACTATCTTTTCGATGAACTCACAAAACAGAAATACATAGAGGGAGATCGCGAAAGCTTTTACTTTGCCTTCGGAGGAACACCGGCCAACACATTCAAAAAAATAAAGTGGATGAAAAGCAAACAAACCCTCCTCATGCTAACAGACGCAGTAAAGCCGGAAGGAATAAACAAAACACAAATGGACGAAATCATGGCCGCATACATAACCGACAAGAATGGGAAGAAAATACAGCTCCCAAAATCAAAAAATCACGAAAACAACTACAATGAAGACCACATGAAGAAAATAATTACAAGGCTTAAACAGCTCCAGATGTAAAAAACAGGCGACAACATAACTTCCTATAAATCAACACATGCGACATCAGGCGACCTCTCACAAGGTCGCCTTTTCGTTTGTAAAACCTTAGGATACAACATTTTACACCCGTATATTTGCCTTTACAAAAACAATACATAAACCCAATTAAAATAAAGGCACATATGACAATCAACAAAGAAACTCCAATCGCAATGATGACCCTTGGACAGCTCCAGGAAGCGCTCGGACTGGCCGAAAAGGAAGAAAAAGCGATCGAAAAAACTACCGGAGGAAGACGGTATGTTTACGGAATCAGCGGAATCCGCCAGCTCTTTGGAGGCATATCACACGTAACAGCGCACAAATACAAGAACACATTCCTACGCGACGCTATAAGCCAACAAGGCCGGATCATAATCACAGACGTCGACAAAGCGCTCGAACTTTTCAAAAACTATAAAGAAGGTAAATAACATGAAACAAGACCAGAACCCAAAAAAAGACCCTCGGGACTTACCCCCCGAGGATCAATTAAACCCTGCTGAACATTACAACAATATCAGCACTGATTTGAACATACTGCCCAAAGATACCGCAAAATTATCAAAACCACAAAAATTAGTCTATAATTTTTTGCTAACTGGCTGGTATTCTTCCAGGGAGATAAGCATCCGTACAGGATACCTCGATACCCGCTCAATCATACGTAGGATTAAGGGAAAGGGTATAACAGTTATGGAGAGATGGTATCGGCGCCATAACGGAGATAAATTTAAGAAGTTTACAATACTGCCACCTAAGCAAGCCGACACCATAGAAACCGGCGAACCAAAATCAATCGGCGAAATAATGGACCAGCACTTCAAACACCTACAAAGAGATGGCAGAAAGTAAGAAATCATTTGTCCTATATCGCGATTACGAAAATGTTTTTGAGATGCTAACCGACGAGGAAGCCGGTAAGCTCATAAAGCACATTTTCGCATACGTAAACAACAGGGACACAGAACTCGACGATAGGTACCTAAGATTGGCGTTTGCGCCGATAAAGCAGCAGATCATACGCGATCAAAAAAAGTACGAAGCCATCTGCAAGAGGAATAAAAGCAACGGGCAGAATGGAGGAAGACCAAGAAACCCAAAAAAACCGAAAAAACCCACTGGGTTATCTGGGTTGCCAAAAAACCCAAACGAACCCGATAATGATAATGATAATGATAATGATAATGACATATCTATAAATAGCGAGGGCGCAGAAGATTGGAAGAAATCATTCGATGAATACAAAAATCAGGTAAGGAGAGCATTCACTGAAACCATACAGGATAAAACCTGGATGAAGAAGCAGCAGGAATATTACCCCAACTTAAACATTAAAAAGAGCCTCGAAAAGTCCTGCGTCAACTTCTGGGCAACAGAAGAAGGCTGGCAAAATAAACGAAGCAAGCGAATCAAGACAATCAACTGGAAGACAACCTTCGGAAAAGCCCTCGCAATGAAAGAAAACCACGTATATAACGAAAAATTCAACTTCAACAATGAAAAAGATACAGTCCCAATCATCGAAATATAACGATGAAGCGATCATCGAAAAGCAGGTGATCCTCCCGGGAAAAACGCAACCACAGGCCCAGGAACTCGAGGAAGCAGTCCTCGCTGCTCTAATGACAGAACCAAGAGCAATAGACCGGATCACCCTCCGTACAGAGGACTTTTACAACCAGAAACACCAGCTCATATTTAAAGCCATCACCCGCTTAAGAGATAAAAGAGAACCTGTCGACCTGCTAACCGTAGCGGAAGAATTGAAGATATCAAGTAGCCTGGAAGAAGCCGGAGGCATAGCCTACCTGGCGGACGTTTCCGACAAAATAGCATCAGCTTCACACATTGAGCACCACGCAGCCATCATCCGACAGAAAGCACTCGCCAGGAAGTTAATCGCGCAATCGTATGACGTAATACAGAGGTCATACGACGAAACGGAGGACGTCCAGGACATCATGGAGGAACTGGAAAAGAATTTCACAGAAATCCGGACAGGCAGTACCACATCGCACTACATAGACACCAAGGCAGCAATCAAGCGCACACTAAATTACCTTATCGAGATACAGGAACGAAATGAGAGAGGAGAAACAGTAGCCATCCCAACCGGACTGAACGCTCTCGACAGCGCTTTTAACGGCGGATGGACAGCCCCCGACTTGGTAATCATCGGCGGAAGGCCCAGCATGGGAAAAACACAATTCGCGCTACACTTTGCACGAACCGCAGCCGCACATAGTAAACACTGCCTTTTCATTTCCATAGAGATGACCGTCGAGCAGCTGATCATGCGCATACTTACAGAGGACGAACGCCTCAACCTGTACGACATGAAAAAGGGGCAGCTCAACACAGAGCACTGGAAAGCCATCGACGAAAAGACAAGAGAGCTCGAAAACAGCACTCTATACATAGCTGACGACTACAACGTCCGCAACCTTTCAGAGATCAAATCCAACGCCAGGAAGCTACACCGCAACGAACGCCTTGATCTCCTAATCATAGACTACCTGCAGCTGATTAAAACAAACCAGGCATTCGGCACAAGAGACATAGAAATCGGGTACATCACTGGAGAATTAAAGAACCTGGCCAAGGAGCTAAATATACCGGTAATACTACTGTCCCAGCTAAGCAGACCAATAAAGGGATCGAGAGTACAGCTTCCCGTCCTCTCCGACCTCCGCGAATCAGGGAACATTGAGCAGGATGCCGATAAGGTAATCTTTCCGCATAGGCCATCTTATTACGACCCAAACGCAAGGGACAAATACGGAAATAGCTGGGAGAACAGAGGCGTCCTGATCATAGGGAAGGACAGAGAGGGAGTAAAAGATCAGGTGATCCACTTCAGAACCGACGAGAGATTCAAACGGATATATGACGACATACAACGTGACAATAGGGCTGACGATTACAGCCATGAGATTGACGACAGAGACGTCCTCCCATTTTAAAAACACTGAAATAATGAAGCAAAACAGAGAAAAAAGAGGTAATCCGAAGCCAAACACATCAGGGCTTAGACCCTGGAAGCCCGGCCAGTCTGGGAATCCGAATGGTCGACCAAGAAATATGGTACCTGCGCAAATAAGCAGAATTTTGGGTAAAAAACAAGCAAAAAAGCTATATAAATTGACTGATGCAGAGATATCAGAATGGGAGTCAATCCTGCTAACCATGACGGCCAGCCAGCTCAAACTCCTTGCGCAATGGGACGAAGCAAATGCTTATCCGAAAGGGCTCGCAATAAGCATCCTCACCGACATGAAGAACGGGAACACAAGGACGCTCGACAAGCTACGGGAGCGTGTGATCGGTAAGCCATATGAACGAATTGAGATCACCGGGAAAGACGGTACCGAGCTTCTTCCGCCCAGGGTTCTAACAAAGCAGGAAGCTAAGGAACTCCTTGAAGGACTGGAAAATGATTATTAATTGCAGAATACATACAACCGGAACTCCATTTGTGTGTCAGCACTTTAAAACATTTACGCACTGTTATACACGCACAGATGACAAATTGACAGTTTATAAAAATAATTCAACAAACAGAAAAACAGAGATTTACAGCAGAACATAAACCAAATAAACAAAAACGAACATGAGCACAAACATTATAGGAGGAGCACTCGAATTTGAGATAACAGCCAACACTGGGAAACTGACAGACGTACTGGAAGAAACGAAACGCCGCATTCAGGGATTCAGCGATGCAACAGCCGCAGGAGGTGAAGACATGGAGAAATCATTTCAGCAGGCTGCAGCAGCAATTGAAAGCGCTTGGAAGGATATCGACGCGATGGCCGATATCAACAATGCAGCGCTCGCAGACCTTCAGAAGCAGTATGCACAGCTCGGTAAGGCTGCCGGTGAGGCGTTCATGAGAGGCACAGCCGATGGCGATAAAGAATATCGTCAGCTCATAAAGCAACAGGAAGCAATCGGTCAGCAGATAACGCAGCGACAAAAACTAATCAGCGAGATAGGACAAACAGCAGACGCACTACTCAAGGAAGAAGCAAACTTCGAGAAGGTACGAGAGAAAGCAGATAAAAATAGCAACAGCCAGGCACAGCTCACAACCCAACTGCGTAAGATGCAATATGAACTCGCGGCAATGGAAGAAGCAGGCCAGCGAGGTAGCGAAGGTTACATGAAGTTAAGAGAAGAAGCTGCTCGACTCACAAACGCCCTTGGAGACGCCAGAAACCAAGCTAAAATACTCGCACACGACAACGCCGGACTACAGGGAGTGATCGCTGGCGTTTCCGGCCTAACAGGTGCATTTTCAGCAGCACAGGGAGCGGTCGCACTTTTCAGCGGTGAGAATGAGAACCTTCAGAAGATCATGCTTCGCGTACAATCGCTAATGGGGATCACGATCGGACTGCAACAGGTAGCCAATACCATCAACAAAGATAGCGCATTCCGCCTTGTTACCGTAGCCAGAGCACAGGAATGGTGGAATACCGTAAAAGCCAAAGCGCTGATCGCTACCACCGCCGACACAGCAGCGACCGCAGCCAATACGGCGGCAAAAACCACGAATACCGGGGCAACCGTCGCCAACGCCGCAGCGCAGGGGACAAATACAGCCGCCACAGCAGCACAAGCCGCAGCAGCTACAGCAGGAACAGCTGCGAACACAGGACTTGCCGGAGCCTTCCGCCTGGTAGGTGCCGCCATTTCATCCATCCCCGGGATAGGGTGGCTCCTTGCCGGTATCGGAGGTCTTGTCGCACTATACAGAGGGTTGACAAAAGAGACCCGGGAAGCAAAGAAGCAGCAGCGCGAGATGAACCAAGCTGTCGCCGAGACAGCCGCCAAGCCTTTAGCTGCCATTCAGCAACTATCCAAAGCATACAGTAAGATCGGTGACGATATTAAAGCAAAAGAGAAGTTTATCGATGATAACAGAGACAAATTCGACCAGCTTGGCGTCGCCGTTAATGGCGTAAAAGATGCAGAGAACTTACTGATCGCAAACAAGCAGGCCTTCATCGAGAGCCAAATCCTGAAAGCTAAGAGCATGGCTGCAACAGAACTCGCAGCAAAGAAATACCAGGAAGCACTCGAGAAGACGATGACACTTGAAGAGCCGAACAAATACAGAGGAACAGGGAGCCAGAGAGGCCAAACATTTGATACCGGATCACTGGTACAACAATTCGGACGTAGCCAGAGCCCGGAAAGCCTGCTTTCGGCCGGCAAAATCGAGATTAATCCAGCATGGACAGAGTACAACAAAAGGGTTGAAAAATCATTCAATGATGCAAATAAGCTATTCGAGCAGGCTGCACAATTCAGTCTCAAAGAGAAGCAAATACTCGAACAGATCGGACAAAGCCTTGATAATATCACAGAAGGAAGCATCACAGCGCTGGAGAACAACATTTCCAAGCTCAATGAGAAATATAAGCTGGCTAAAACAGACGATGCCAGGGAAGCACTCGCAAAAGAGATTCAGGAACAGCAGGCACTCCTTGAGAAGATAGACGTTCTGCAAAAGACCGGAGGCGCCACCACCGCAACAGGAGGTGATCCGTTCCTTGACATATTAGAAGCACGCAAAAAGAAATACCAGGAGTATTACAAGTGGGTGAACAGCGGTGATCAGATCGTTCGCAAGGCAGCTGAACAGGAATTCGCAGGACTGCTCACAGAAGGCGCAACCTATCTGGAATTTTTAAAGAACCAACGCGAGCAACTCATTGCCGCTTTCGGTGACGATAGCGCCACTCAAAGGCAACAGGAGGAACTACGAAAGCTCAATGCCGCCATTGCAGAAGAGACAAAGGAAACAGTATTGTCACAATTCGATGCAGACTTGCAAGCACAGCTCTCCAAAGCCGAGAATGTTCTGGAGATGCTCGACATTATACAGCAGCGCAGAAAAGAACTTGCAGGAGACGGTACCGACGTAGATAGCGGAAAATCTGATATCCTCGACAAAGCACAGCAGGAGGCAGCACAGCAGGCAGAAGAACAGACCCGGGAGCTTCTTGATCAATATACAGATTACCTGCAGGAGAAGATTGCCTTCGAGGCCGATTATGCAGAAAACAGCCGCATTCTCAATGCACAACTTGCAAAAGCTAAGACAGATGAGGAGCGACGTATAGCACTTGAAGCACTCGCGGGACTGGAAGCTGATCGCTTAAAGTACGCACAGCAGACAGGGAATAAAGAATACGACCTAATGGTGCAGCAATATCGCAGTTTTCAACAGAGACGAGAAGATATCGCAGCGGATTACGATAAAAAGATAGCGCTTGCCACAAAACAGAGCAACACCAAACTGGCCGAGCAATTGGCTACAGAGCGAGATAGAAGCCTTTCAAAGGTCGCACTGGACGAACTACAAAATAGCGACGCATGGACACAGCTGCTTGGTAACATGGATGATCTTACCATAAAGCAGCTCGACCAGATAATTAAAAACATCGAGTCCCAAAAGGCAGCACTCGGTGTAGAGCTCGACGCAGCAGACCTTGAGACCGTACTCACACGGATCAAAGCAGCCATGGATGAGATTCAGGAGCGTAATCCTTTCAAAGCATTGGCAGCAGCTATTAAGGAGTATGGAAAAGAAGCCAATGACGCCACCAAAAAGGCAGATCTCAACCGCATATTTGAAAGCACAGCCGCAAGCATAGACCTGATAAAAGGAGCCTTCGATTCAGTAGTGGGAGGCCTCTCCGAGATGGGGATGGCAGGAGACGAAGTAACCCAGAAGCTCCTCGGCGATATAAGCGAACTGATAGGATCAGCCGGAACACTTGCAAAAGGACTGGCCACCGGTAATCCCATGGGAATCATCCAGGGAGGAATCGGTGTAATAACGGGAGCGTTTAAAGTGTTCAACAAGCAAGACCGTGACGCCGAGCGAGCACTCATCAAGCATGCCAATGCAGTCAAGGAGCTGGAAAAAGGATATCAGGCATTGGAGCGAGCAGTTGATAAGGCTCTCGGAGAAAGTACCTACAAAAATCAGCAGGCACTAATCGAGAACATGCAACAGCAGCGATACCACCTTGAGCAGATGTGGAAAGCGGAAGAAGACAAGAAAAATTCTGATAAAGGTAAAATTGAAGATTACAAACAGAGATACGAAGATCTCGGATACCAGATCGAGGACACCATCGCATCAATATCAGAGAGTATCACACAGACAAGTGCGAAAGACCTTGCAACGCAGCTTGCTGACACAATAGCTGAAACATTTACGGACGGATTTGATTCCGCAAAAGTAGCTGGAGCCATCGACGAGGTTGTGAATAATACAATGCGTAACGCCGTAAAAAATGCCATCAAGAAACAATTCCTTGAGCAACAGCTCCAGCAAGCCGTTTCACAGCTCCAGCAGGCAATGGGATTCGATGAAACAGGAGCCGGATCATTTAACGGTCTCACACCACAGGAACAACAGGCTTTCAAAGATAAAGTACAGGGCATCGCGAATACATACAGCGAAGCAATGAAGATGTATAGCGATCTCTTCAAAGACATGGAAAGTGAGGCAGCAGGAGGAGGATCAATTAACAGCCTTGCAGGAGCTATAAAGGGAGCCAGCCAGGAAAGCATCGACCTGCTGGCCGGGCAGACCAACGCCGTCCGCATACAGCAGGCCAATAGCATCGACATCCTACGCGATCAGCTACTTCACCTTGCAAGCATAGACAGCAAAATAGGAATCGCAGTAGAGGCGCTAAACCGGATCGACAACAACACCAACACCGGAAGCAATTCAGACCCCCTGCGAGCACAGGGAATCACCATCTAAACAATAAAACAATAACAACAATGAAAAAGAACATTAAACGACTACTCGAAACCGCAGCGCAAACAGGCGTTTGCGGTACCGGCAAAAGATACCTCAACACACAGGAAAAGGACGTCCACACCATCGTAAAAGTAATAAAAGGATGGCCGGAGTACTTTTATGAGCACTCCGAGACGATCATCGACACCATACGGGAGAACATGGATCAAGAGACCAGGAACCACCTGGAATTTAATAACATCTTCGTAGACTACCAAGGAGATGCACAGATCAACTGGTCAGATACCGGCGTCTATTTCATTGGAAACAGCGATGTAACGGTTCGGATGAAGCCATTCGTAGTTTTGAAGATATACGTTTTCAACCAGGCGAAGGTTACCATCCACCCAGCAAATAAAGCGATCATCAACGTCGAGGCATGGAACAACAGCCAGGTAATAATCCACCCAGAGGAGACAGCCCAGGCTTCACTCTACCTTTACGATCAGGCACATGGTACTGGAGCCGCGAAGATCGAAAAGAAAGAATACAAGCGCAACCAGGTATTTAACGGACGCGAAGAAACCCCTCCAGAAAAGGAGGGGGAGAATTAGCTGTATTCTATCATTTCATTTGTTTATCAACACTTTAAACGTTTTACGCACAATGAAACGCACAATTTAACATCAAATTCAGTATGAATACCCAGATGCAATGGAGAAAAAAGGAGGAGGATAACAGCAGCGAGACGATAAACGAAAGGGATCGGCAGGTAATTGAAGCCATCGACCAATTTTTAAAAGCAACCAGCGAAAAAGGAGAGGCCGAGAGCTACCTCCCAGAGGTCTGGACACTGGCCGCCGATCTTTTGAGAATTGAGATAATTCACAAACTAAAAACAGAAAAAATGGAACAGATATCTTAAAAATTCGCTAAGTTTAACCAAGTCCGTATTATAGTAATACGTTCTTTGTCAGGATTTTAACTCTATTTTTAAGAAAAAGGTTATACCTTTGAAACGTATAAAAACATAAAAATTAAGAATATGAAAAAAACAATCAGCGAACAGACCGGGAAATATATTGCATGCCTGGAACAATTCCGCAATTTGAAAGATGATCTTTTGAATGCCCTATGTGATGAATTTGGAGATGATCGAGCCGATCAAATGATGAATGAGAGAGCGGACGCCATTGATCAAACCCGCCAAGTGATTGAGTATTTTATGCTACAAAGCATAAATGAAAAGATCAACACTTTGAACAACGCAGAGATTTGATAATAAAATCAAACAATTTAACAGTAAAACAAAGACAAAATGGAACATTCAAAAGTAACCCTAAGCAGTCAGACAGCAAATTATTTGAAGTGCATGAGGAAGCTCCACGAACTGGAGGAAGCCCTCGAGAACGCCCTGAAGGAGCAATTCGGAAAGGAAGAAGCGGAGGAGATGATGCAACAGCAGGTGAGGAGAAGCCTCGAGAACCCGCTGGCCGTTATAGAGAGCCTCCTGATGGACAGCATCAACGAGAACCTGGAGAAAGAACCAGCAGAAGCCGAAATTTACTAACAACCCAAAACAATACAACGATGGAAGCAATCAAGACAAACATCAGCGAACACACACAAAAGTATCTGAACTGCCTGGATAAATTCGAGGCATTCCGCGACGAACTCATCAACGCATTGAGCGACGAACTCGGAGACGAGGCCGCAGAGGACAAACTAAACAGGCACGCAGCCGTGATCATGGGAACAAAGAAATTTGTTGAGCGCCTGGTGGTAGACAGCATCACCACCACCATGAGCAAACAACGGAGCAATAAAGCAGTATAAACTCCTCCTTTTTCCGGACCCGAGCAAGTCCTTAAAAGGCTCTTTTTTACCGAACCAAACAGACAGGAACATGGAAATAAACGAAATCCTCCAGCAGGAAACAAACGAGAAAATCATCAGCACCCTAAAAGCAGGCCGCAACAACCCGGAGCCAAGCCCGGAGATAGCAGTCCGCCAGCTCGACCCAGAGCAACACCAGATCATGGACCCACGCACCCGCCCGGATAAATGGGTAAAAACCGACTTTGTAGACTTCATGGACAGCGAGGGAGTACTTCGGTCCATAACAGTAAACGACGGCGAGGGAAACCGCCAGGCCTACAAAAAGGAACCGGTTGCACGTATAGCCCTGGCGATACAGAAGCTCATCACCAAGCGAGCCGTCGCGTTTACATTTGGAAACCCGGTAACACTATCTGCGGAGCCCAAAGAGGAGACCCGGGAGCAGGAAGTCCTGGACGCAGTAAAACGCATCCTTTTCGATAGCAAAAGCAGGAACCTAAACAGGAAGGTCGCCCGCGAAATTTACAGTTACACCGAAGCCGCCGAACTTTGGCACACAGTAGAGCGGGAACATTCAGATTACGGATTCCCGGCCAAGCATAAGCTCCGAGCCACGATCCTAAGCCCGGCAAAGGGTGACAAGCTATTCCCATACTTTGACGGTACCGGCGACATGATCGCTTTTTCCAGGGAGTACAGCACAACCGACCGAGACAGAGCAAAAACACTCTTTTTTGATACCTATACAGCGGACCACCTGCTGCGATGGGTAAAAAAGCAAGGCAACACCTGGCAGCTTGCCGAGGGATACCCCAAGCGGAACGCCATCGGGAAGATACCGGTAATATACGGAAGCCAGCAATTCATCGAGTGGGAGGACATACAGAACAACATCGAGCGCCTGGAGAAGCTGCTCTCCAACTTCGCAGACACGAACGATTACCACGCCAGCCCGAAGATATTCACCACCGGAACCATCCTCGGATGGGCCAAGAAGGGAGAGAGCGGAGCCGTGATCGAGGGAGACGAAGGAGCAACAGCGCAATATCTATCATGGGCACAGGCACCGGAAGCAGTAAAGCTCGAGATCGAGACCCTCCTGCGGATGATCTACACCATCACACAGACACCCGACATCAGCTTTGACAGCATAAAAGGCTTGGGAGCGATCAGCGGCGTAGCATTGAAGCTGCTATTTATGGACGCCCACCTCAAGGTCCAGGACAAAATGGAGATATTCGACGACTACCTCCAGCGACGCATGGCCGTAATACAGGCATTCCTGGCACAGATGAACAGCCGAGACGAAGCATTTACCCAGGCCTGCGAAACGCTCGAAATAAAGCCCGAGATCACACCGTACATGATCGACGACGAACAGGCCCAGGTCAACCTTTTGATGAGCGCCACCGGCCAGAAAGCGATCGTCAGCCGCAAGACAGCAGTACAGCAGCTCGGATGGGTGAACGATACCGAAGCAGAACTCGAACAGATAGAGGCAGAGGAGAACCCGGAACTCCCAGGCGAACCCTTCGACACCTTCCAAACAGCAGGTGAACCGGCACCCGATCCGCTGGAACCGGAGCCGGCAGCAATCGACCAGGAAGAAGATACAGACCCATTCGAGATTGAGTAAAGAAGAAAAGGGAGCAAAACGGCCTAATTATTCACCAAATAACAGTAAAAACAATGAAAAAAGAACAGAAACAGCCAAAACAGACCGAAAAAGACGAACTCCTCGACTTAGCATTTGAGCAGAAAGAGGAGGCAACAACAACGCAGGATTCACCCAGGGAGACAACACCCCGGACCCTCCGCGTAAACACCGAACAGGAGAAACAGACCATTCACGTAACCATCCAAAACAATTAAACGACATGACAACAGCAACCAACAAAAGCGGCCTGACAGACGAACAGATCAGCCAGATGGCCATTGCCCAGATCGACACAGAACTCGCCAAGTTAAAAACAGAGCTCGAGAAGGCAGACGCCGAGAACTACACCGGCACATCAAGGGAAATCAAGCAGCAGGTGGCCCAGAACACCCGGGCCAGGTACGAACTCGAACAGGAGAAGCGGAGGCTTCAACAGCTCCGGGACCATATCGAAGGACCCAGCGAAGGAGTAAAGAGCTTCCTCAACCAGGAGGAGCCAGCATCAAAATTTGACGTTGACGCCGGCAAGGTAACGCTCGAGGAGGATGATCCCGATACAAACAGAATAAAGGGGAAGCCCCTCTTTTAACTCGCGTTTTTTCCATGTAGGCTTTTAATATCCATCAAAAAGCCATCACAGCCGAGCGCCCCGGTCCGAGAGGATAGGAGCGCTTTTTTTATGCACCACCCTGGACCACCAAGGGAGCAGACAGAGTGAAAAAAAGGAGCGAAAACAAAAACAGGCCATTTTAAGGCGATTTAAGGGCATATCTCCAAAAAGAGGCACCAGACATCAGCCGAGGGAGCGAAACGTCGCCACGAATGAGCGGGTAACACAGGGGAGCCGTTACGCACATTATACGCACCCAGCTTTGTAGTAAAAGAAAAAAATACTACTTTTGAAAAAACGCACACCCCACCACCGGGAAACCTTACCAGGAAAGGGCTCCAGCACCAACCGAAACCACATAAAAAACGCCCGAAATCGGCACTCATAGTGCGCAAAATCGAGCGTAATTTTTGCAAACCTTTGATAATCAAAGTATATTGCGGAAAGAAAGGGATTCGAACCCTTGGTACCCGTAAGGGTACAACGGTTTTCGAGACCGCCCCGATCGACCACTCCGGCATCTTTCCTGTACGGG